CCACCAGGGCCACATCATTAGTCGTCTCAGGTCGAGACGCAGGCAACTAAATGCCTTGCTGTCGTGTACCCCGAAAGGAGGCAACGACTGGTGTTCGACACCAAAGCATCGGTCCTACGGTTGCGTGCGGCAGGATTAACCTCCGGCCAGGCGCTCGCCATTACTCGTGATTTCCAGTTATGGATATCCGAGTGTGGTGAAGAATGGGCTGTTGATCGCGTCAAGTCTATTAAAAAGGACTTGCTGCGACACTATGCTGGGTTGAGCCCGGTGAAAGACCATTCGTGGATCCGTTACAGGAGATCCGGACCGAAAGGTTCATTCTCCGTTCTCTTCCGGCTTCCTAGGAAGCAATTCCGACGAGCCTGGAACTGTGTAATGGTATACTCAGGGGTGTTGCATAACCATCCGAATCTTCGGTTGACTCAACGCCAATGGGTGAAGATGCGAGACGCAGTCATGCGTAAACCACTCAGTAAGGACGACCTTGTTATGGGTTTGTCCTTGGTCCACAGATCCCCGCTTTCCGTTCGCGTAGATGTACGCGAGTCTGAGGGTATGCCGCTTATGTGGTATAAGCCTTCTCCCTCCCGGAGAGCGCCAGTTGGTGCACGTACGGTGGCAGACATAGAGGGTGTTATCAACTCCCTTGATTGTTTGTCTCGGCGAGCTACTTGGACGTCCCAGAATATGGACATCCTTCAAGGCTCACTGCGTGGAATTAGTCCCATTGAGAGGGATATCCTTGAGTGTAATCTTGAGGACGAGCTCAAAAGTGGGTCGCCTCCATTGGAGGAGGACTTCCGCCCTTTGATGGGTGTGATTGCCCTTATTCCAGAACCCGGTATGAAACTGCGGTTTGCAGCTAATCCGTACCGCCTTTACCAGATGGCTTTGAAACCATTGGGTCAAGGTTTGTATGATGCTTTGAAGCGGGTGCCGAACGACTTTACGTTCGACCAAAATGCCGGCGTGGAAGCAATTCAACGTTGGCTGTCAGACGGTTACCCATCTATCAGCATGGATTTATCGAATGCTTCCGATAACATTCCGTTAGATCTACAGCTCGAATTGATGAGCCGTCTGGGTGTAAGCACCCGATGGATCCAGTTTTACCGCGATTGTTGTCGCGGTGACTGGTACCTCGACGTCACCCGTGG